TCGAGCGTCAGACATCGCCGAGGGTATCGGCTACAGTGTGAACAACACCTATTCTCTTACTCAACCTTGTGAGGAAGACGAGAAGCTCTCACTACCGATGGTAGTCGCAGGTCAAGTAAGAATGATATCCTTCGTTACGGAGGCCGGCCTCTACAACATCTTGGCCCAAAGTCGCAAGCCTATAGCCCGAAAATGGCGGAAAATCATCTCGGACGAGCTCATCGCTCTCAGACGATCCCGCAACAAGACTGTCGTCGAGCAGTTTGACGACTGGGATCACAAACTAGATGATATTTACATCGACGAGGAGACTGGCGTGATGATGCGCTCTGTCACGGTTCAGGGCGGCGACGTCATCCAGATTCCCTACGAGGAGCCGGGGGCGGGCAATGGATATGATTAAGTTCCTAAAACCCTCTCCTATACAGGAGGCTATAAACGAGCTTCCTTGTTGTGGATGTGGTAATCCCGAGAGCGTATATCAAGCAATACACACAATGCTCTCATATTTTGATCTGAAAAGTAAGCCCGAGATCCCAAAGTCAAAGGATTTTTACAAGATTGATATCTGTGAGAATCCTTTTGTGCTGTTCATGGCTTACTACCTTGATAATGAGGAATATTTAAACCATGCCACATCAATTGGTTACTCCTGGCTTACGGAAAAGGGTGAAACCCTGCTCGGATATTTGAAGATTATGGAATCTTTTGGGTATGATCTCACCCGTGTGCCAGAGAATATTTTATGGATAGAAGGTGACGAGGAATGAAGACTCTTGGTATATTTGCCGTCGGAATGTGCCTTGGCCTGATATTTGGGGCGGCTATCTCGGGAGACGTGTACCACTCCACAACCTATATGTTCGAGAAAGACCAACCCGAGTATGAGACGGATACGGAGGTGCACATCAATGAAGACGAATGAGACCATGGAGAAATACTTTGTGGGCTTTGACTTCTCTGTTGATGAGAAGCCGACACTTCTGATTGGTCAGCACGACGGCAAACGGGTTGTGGCGGTTAATTATATTAACGATCCAGCGCTTGCCAAGGAATTGCACGAGAAACTCACAAACTCTGATTCGCGGAAAAAACATATCCTATAATAGAGAGAACTAGAAAGAAATCCCCCCTGTCTGAAAAGACTATTCAGTAGCCACGGGAGGCGTAAGAATGAATTATATGGCTAATTTCTAGTTCTTTTATTTTGGTGTTCCTAACTATATTTGAAAGGAAGAAAATTATGAAACTCACAAAACTCACCAATAGTCTGGCCAAAGTGACCGGACGAGCGGGGCTTACTGTCAAAAAGTATAGCCCTGAGATTTTGCTGGTGGTTGGTATCACTAGTGCAGTAGGCAGCACAATCCTGGCTTGCCGGGCCACTCTCAAGGTAGACGAGGTAAAGAATACCCACCAGGACAAAGTTGACCGCATCAATGATTGCTGGGAGAAAGTTAAGGATGGAGAACTTTCCCTTGACAAGTATTCCGAGAAAGACCACAAAAGAGACCTTACAGTCGTCTACACCCAAACCGCCGTCGACTATATTAAACTCTACGGTCCCGCCGTGACGCTTGGAGCGCTGTCTATCGTCGCCCTTGTCGGGGGCCACGGAATTATGAAGAAGCGCAACGTGGCGCTCGTAGCGGCTTACAAGGCCGTTGAGGACGGCTTCAATGCTTATCGGCAGCGTGTCCGCGACGAATACGGCGAAGATACCGACTACATGTTCAAAAACGGGCTCAAGGCCGAGACCGTGACTGAGACAGAGGTCGGTGAGGACGGAAAGAGCCACAAAGTCAAGAAGACGAAAATGGCAGTTATCGACGGGGCAACCCCGAGCGTTTATGCCCGATTCTTTGATGAGAGCTGCCGCCAGTGGAGCAAAACTCCGGAGTATAACCTGATGTTTCTCAACGCCCAGCAGGAGTACTTCAACACAATTCTCATCTCGAGAGGCCACGTCTTCTTGAATGAGGTGTACGATGCGCTCGGCATTAATCGGACACAGGCTGGCGCCATGGTGGGATGGGTTATGCGTAAGGACGGCAAAGGAGACAACAAAATCGACTTCGGCCTCTACAACGGCGACCGTGAGCGGGCCAGAGCTTTTGTTAACGGTGACGAACGCAGCATCTTGCTCGACTTCAATGTGGACGGGGTCATCTATGACCTTTTTACGAACGAGAAGGTCTGAACGCAGTCGGCTGCGGGATATTCTATAGAGACGTCTTAGATTACCCTGGGCTATATCTCTACGACGGAGGGGCATACGACTCCGAGGGCTGCTTTCTAGATCTATATTCTCACCTATCGAGAGAGGAGGGGTTATTGTGAAACCTGGGAAGTTAGTGTTCTATTTGTATTACTACGAGGACGAAAACTTCTTCACGGATGAGGACGGTTGGATAATTTACGATCTATTCAGCATAATAACCCCTCTAAATCTCTATCTTTTCCAAACCGACAACGGCTATAATGTCTTTCCAATGGTTGGTCACGACGACGTCCTCTGCGAGATTATATCTGTGCCGGATGAGTGCTGTGGCTTACCAGATTTTCCAGAGCCGGTAGACGTGGGCGACGACTATGAGACACTTGACCGTTACGCTAAACTATTACAATTCACACATTATATTTAAGACACGATATTGAAAGGAGTGTGCCAGCGATGACTAAAGAAATCTTGATATTTGACAAGGGAGATTGTGTCGGACAGGTTGAGGTGGATGTGGCTACGGATGATTTAATCAGTGCATTTACCTGCGTTGCTGAGGACGGCTCAGCCATCTACGTGATATTTTTTGCGGACATGGAGTATGGTATAGCAGTGCCTAAAGACCTCTATTGCCGGATAGAGAAAGCTATGGGCGAGCAAGACGAAGAGGACTAACTACTAAAAACTTGAAAGGAGAAATCACCATGACTAACGTGGAAAAAATCGGACTTGGGGGCCTTATCACCGGGGTTGCTGCGAGTGGGTATGCGGTTTATCTCCATTTAAAACTAAATAAGATAGCCTCATTACTTGAACACGTTTCGGATAGTGTTTCTGACGGCATCGCTGTGGAGATCCCGGAAGAAATTGTAAACCGCGCATTGGCAAAAGCTATCGACAGAGAGGTTAATAAAGCAGTTAGAACCGCATCAGCAAAAGCTATTAGTGTGGTTCGTGAGGATATTCAAAAGGAGGTCCAAACGGCAGTCGAAGACTCTTACTCGGATATTCGCACCACTGTATCAATAGAGATATCAAAACAGGTTGCCGACATTGATATTAAGCGCTTGAAGGATGATGCGACTGAGCGCGCAAAGGCGCTGATCATTGAAAAATTTGATGGCAAACTTGATTCGCTGCTTGACGACTTCAATCAGAATCTTGCAAATGTGTCAAAGATATATAACTCAATTGCCGAGAGTATGACCAAAAAGAAAGATTCTGAGACAACCTTTAGAATTGGCAACTAACTTGAAAGGAGAAATCGCCATGAATCAATACGGTTTTGCCATAGGCGACACGTACCAGCGAGGCCAGCAAGAACGAACCATTGTAGACCTTTTAGACTCCATTATTTACTATCAGAATAAAACTGATAAAAAACTTGTCCTAAAGCACGGAGTCTCGTATAACGACTTTATCCTTTGGGTATCTAAGGCCACTAAGAAGGGCGATTACGGCGAATTTGTCGTGCCTCCTACGGAACTGTCTGTTGCACAGAGGCGCAAAACATATTTAGCTCGTAGCCGCGACTACTTCAAATACCTTTTTGAAAAGCAGCACAAAGACTTCTCATTTGAGGATTGGGCGTATCACGGTCTCCATTGGGCCGACTGGGAGTATATTGTGCGACTGGTATGCCACAGCTTCGGTGTCTCCACCGTCGACCAGTTGGAAGAGAATCAGATTGAGGTAGCGAATGAACTGGCCACAAATCTGGTGGCCTTTATATTTAAAGCCAACGTCGACATGCTGAAGTGCAAGGAGGGCTCTCATGACTAAAGCAGAGGCCCTTCTCTCGCGTATTGAGAGCGTGAAAGTCAACTCGCCCATCACTTGGAAAGTCTATGAGGGGAACGACCCTCTTGACGCAAAAACTGTACAAAATTATGTGGAGGGCTTTTTCCACACGGCGAATCTTATGCCTATCCCTGTGGTGAACCTTGGGTTGGATATTCTGTCGGTTGAGACGGAGTTTGACGACCAAGCGCATACGTACAGTATTACTGTCGAGGGCATGGCACGTAAGTTCCTTTCGCAAGAATAACTGAGCCTTTAACGAAAGGTGGTTATTAACATGACGGAAGAAATGAAAAAGGCACTCGAGAAAGCAAAGGAGAACGTTAAGAAACACGCTCCAGAGAACCTCGACCCTAAACGGATAGAAACTATGATAAGAACCATATTTAATAAGGAGGAGGCTTAGGCCTCTTTCTTTTCGCAAGAATAACTTAGCCTTTAATGAAACTATATTTGAAAGGATGTTAAGTTATGAATGAAAACTTCATCGAGAAGGCATACAAAAACAGCGGGAAACACTATCATAAATTCACACCAATATCAGACTATATCGGAAAACATTACATTGGGGACCCGAAGGACCACGTTTTAACCAAGGAAGAGAGGGCCACGATATCAATGTTCTCCGCGATAGATATGTATATTGGATCGGAGTTTACGAAAAAGAAGTTCATCGCTACTGGAGTAGTACTCGGAGTTGTAGGAACATTTGTAACCATCGCGATCATAAGAAAAGTAAAAAGTAAGGAGGAGGCTTAGGCCTCTTTCTTTTCTCTATTAAATTAAGGAGGATACTTGTGTGAATAAATCTGTAATTGCTATATTTGCGGCGTTCGCAGCAGGCGCAGCAGTCAGCTATTTTGTGACGAGGAAACTCTTAGAGGAGCAGTACGCTCAGATTGCTCAGGAGGAAATTGACTCTGTCAAAGAGATATTTGGCCGGACGCCTATCTCGGATGACATGTACGACAAGAAGGAGACGAAATCCAGCAACGGCATGACCGATGAGGAGTACGCCGACCAGCAAGAGTCTCGTATTAATCCTAATGCGTCTATGACTCGTTCGTCGCTGTCTCTCGGCGCTGTGAAATCTGAGCAGGCCAAGCAAAACTATCATTTGATTGGTACCCAGACGAACGGCGATAAAGCGGAGCCTGTTTACTCGGAAGATGGCGACGATGAAGAGGAGGACGAAGACTACCCCAAAAGCGAGGTCTATGACGGACAGGAGAGAGACTTGACGCATATTGACAGAACTCAGCCGTACGTCATCAGCGGGGAAGAGTATACGGACGAGTTCGAGCATCACGACAAAATCTCCTTATATTACTACGTTCTGGACGATACTTTGGCGAACGAGCGGGAAGAGGTTATGGACGATATTGATGGGACCGTGGGCTGGGACGTTTTCAAGGTCCTGGAGATGCAGAACTGCGCTTGGGTAAGGAACGAACCGCTCGGGATTGACTACGAGATTTGTGCGGTCCGGAACAGCTATACTCAGGCAGTGCACGGCATCAGACAGGACGAGAACCTCAGCCCAAGGGAAAGATATTTGAGGCAGCAGAAACGGAGGGAGAAGGACGAAGATGACGAATAGTTACTTTGACTTCCTCTGGAATCTTGTCGGGAGGAAGAAAGAGTACGGTCGTCTCTTGTTATATTTGCACGAGACGGAGTTTTATTCGTTGGTTCCGAACGATGATAACAGAGGTGTCGACGGCGAACAGCTCCGCAACCACTACTTTGATAAGGTTGGGCCTACAAGGCCTCCCTCTTTGCCAAACGATATGCCGAATGGGCCGTGTACAGTGCTTGAGATGATAATTGGGGTGGCTTTTAGGTTAGAATTTGAGATGCTCGGCGGTCAGTATGAGAGGCCGGCGGAAGAGTGGTTCTGGGTCTTGATTGACAACCTCGGTTTGACGGGCTATACGGACCAAAAGATGGGTTATGGCATCTATATTTTGGAGGTTAAAGCAGCGGTTGAGTGCCTTTTAGAGCGGCGATATTTAGAAGATGGGGATGGCGGATTATTTCCGTTAAAATGCCCCAGAAAAGACCAACGGAGGGTCGAAATTTGGTATCAAATGAGCGCTTGGGTGATAGAAAACTACCCGATTTAGTGTGCCAGTCCCGTTTTAAAAGTGTCACAAAATGGCACAAAAGTGTCACAAAACTGTCACACTTTTTGGCTATTAGTCGCAGGTCCGGAGGATACTCGGAGAAAATTTTAGAGGGGTGTGACACTTTACTGGCACAATGTGACACTTTTGTGCCACCTTTAAAAACCCGCAAACCCTTGTCTGGTAAGGCTTTCAGGGCTTTTGTGCCAGTTGTGCCACCTTTTTTAAATATTTTCTACAAAATAAAAAATTAATAAAAATAGTATATATAAAAAGTATTTTGAAAAGTACTGGCACATGGCACAAAAGTGCCACACAAGAACAATTTTGGTTGAAAGGAGGGATCTCGTGGATTTCTATCAAATCAAGGAAAAGCAGAAGGCTTATACGGTGGAAGAAGAGTCGGTAAAGCGGAAAATTGCGGCCTTGGAGATATATCCAGACTTCAGTCCGATACGTTCGACGGATTTGATGGTCCGCGGGAGATCATTTTATGCAATATGGGACGAAGCGAAGCAGATATGGTCAACCGATGAAGCGGATGTTCAACGTCTGGTTGACCAAGAATTAGACGAATACGCGGAGAAGAGACGAAAAACTTGGCAGGGCCCGATTGAGATTAAGAAGATGATCTCATATTCGTCAAATGCCTGGAGTGGCTATCGCCGGTTCTTACGTGATATGTTTGACTCTTCTCATCAGTTGGACGAAAACTTGACTTTCTTGAACACAAAGATCAAAAAGACTGATTATGTCAGTCTAAGACTTCCTTATTCGTTAGAGGAAGGCTCGTTCGCAGCCTATGATGAATTAATGTCTACCCTGTACGTTCCCGAAGAGCGGCAGAAGTTGGAATGGGCCATCGGGGCAATAGTCGCTGGAGACGCCAAGCATATTCAGAAGTTTATTGTGCTGTATGGCGAGGCCGGTTCTGGTAAGTCGACATTTCTTAACATTGTTCAAAAACTCTTTGAGGGGTATTACACTACGTTCGAAGCTAAAGCATTAGCTGGCGCCAACAACACGTTTGCCACCCAACCATTCAGAAACAATCCTTTGGTAGCAATCCAGCATGACGGAGATCTATCCAAGATCGAGGATAACACAAAACTCAACTCTATTATATCTCACGAGGAGATGGAGTGGGAAGAGAAGCATAAGCCATCTTACACCGCTCGGTCAAATGCGTTTCTCTTCATGGGTACAAACCAGCCGGTTAAAATAACCGATGCAAAGTCGGGTATTATTCGGCGTTTGATTGACGTCCGTCCAAGCGGCAACCGAGTTCCGGTTCAGCGCTATCACGTTTTGCTCAGTCAGATAGAGTTTGAGTTAGGCGCCATCGCCTATCATTGTCTTGGGGTTTACCAACAGCTCGGTAAGAATTGTTATTCAAGTTACCGGCCTCTTGAGATGATGTATCAGACCGACGTCTTCTTTAATTTTGTCGAGGACAACTATCATATTTTCAGAGAACAAGATGGCGTAGGTCTGAACCAGGCATATGAGATGTACAAGACATATTGCGACGAGGCGCTGGTCCCCTATAAGTTGGCAAAGTATAAATTCAGAGAGGAGTTGAAAGGATATTTTAGAGAATTCTCAGACAGAACCAGAGTAGAGGGCAAGCAACTAAGAAACTACTATTCAGGATTTCTCATTGAGAAGTTTGACCAAACAAGAATCGAGCCGAAAGACGAAACCCCATATTCTTTAGTTCTGGACGAGACGGTCTCCCATCTCGATGATATTCTGGCTTGTTGCCAGGCGCAATACGCCAACGCCAAAGAAACCCCGGAGAAAGAATGGGATAAGGTCACGACGACACTTGCGGATATTGACACCCAGAAACTTCACTATGTCCGCCCTCCAGAGAATCATATTGTGATTGACTTTGATTTGAAGGATGAGACTGGGAAGAAGTCGATGGAGTTGAATTTGAAAGCGGCCAGTGCGTGGCCAGCTACATATGCTGAGTTTAGTAAAGGCGGCGCAGGTGTGCATCTCCATTATATTTATGATGGAGACGTTGAACGACTTAGCAGAATCTATTCTGATGGGATTGAGGTAAAAGTCTTTGCCGGTAAATCCTCTTTGAGAAGAAAACTATCCAAGTGCAACAACTCACCAATTGCCACGTTAACTAGTGGACTACCTATGAAAGGAGAAAAGATGCTTAACTTTGAAGCTGTGCAAAGCGAGAAGGGTCTTCGCGCCCAAATCGAGAAGTGCTTAAAGAAACAGCACCACGGGGCTACTAAACCAGAAATCGACTTCATACACAAAATTTTAGAAGATGCATACTCTTCTGGGTTGAAGTATGATGTAACAGATATGCGCCCGAAGATTCTTGTGTTCGCAAACAACTCAACCAACCAATCAGAGTATTGTGTCAAACTCGTCCAGAAGATGCGATTTGCGTCCGACGAAACCAGCGTCTCTCCGGAAGAGTATCATGACGACGAATTGATATTTTATGACGTTGAGGTCTTTCCTAATCTGTTTGTCGTTGTGTGGAAACGGGAGGGCGGAGAGAAAGTCAAGATGATAAACCCCTCCTCTGCAAGCATAGAGAATCTGATGAAATTTATGCTGGTCGGTTTTAACTGCCGCCGGTATGACAATCATATTCTTTATGCTAGGTATATCGGCTATGACAATCTTCAGCTGTACAATCTTAGCCAGAAAATCATCAATGGAAGCAGAAACGCAATGTTCGGTGAGGCATACAATATTTCCTACACCGATGTTTATGACTTCTCGTCCAAGAAGCAGAGCCTTAAGAAGTTTGAGATTGAACTCGGTATTCATCATCAGGAACTTGGGCTTCCTTGGGATGAGCCAGTTCCGGAAGAGCTTTGGGAAAAGGTTGCGGATTACTGCGGCAATGATGTCGACGCTACAGAGGCCACATTCCACGCAAGGAAACAGGACTTCGTTGCGAGATTGATATTGTCAGACTTGAGTGGCCTTACACCAAACGATACGACGCAAATGCATACTGCCAAAATTATATTTGGAAACGACAAAACTCCTCAGGATAAGTTTGTATACACCGACCTGAGCAAGGAGTTTCCGGGCTATAAGTATGAGAATGGTAAGAGCACCTATCGAGGAGTAGAGGTTGGGGAAGGCGGAAGGGTTTATGCTGAGCCAGGGATGTATTCAGACCTGCCGATTCTGGATATTGCGTCAATGCATCCGACGAGCGCTATTCTGCTGAACGTCTTCGGGCCCTACACTAAGAATTTCAAAGAGCTACTGGATGCTCGCATAGCGATTAAGCATAAAGACTATGATGCGGCTCGCGGAATGCTTGGTGGGATTCTCCAAAACTACCTTACAAACGACGGGGACTCTGGTGCTTTGTCCTATGCTTTGAAGATTGTCATCAATATTGTCTATGGTTTGACATCGGCAAAGTTTGATAACAAATTCCGAGACCCGAGAAACAAAGACAACATTGTGGCAAAACGCGGAGCATTGTTTATGGTGGACCTCCAGATGGCCGTTCAAGAAAAAGACTTTACTGTGGCCCATATAAAGACCGACTCTATCAAGATACCAAACGCGACCAATGATATTGTGAAATTCGTTATGGAGTTTGGTGCAAAATACGGCTACACATTCGAACACGAGGCAACCTATGACAAGATGTGTTTGGTAAACGATGCGGTTTATATTGCTCGTTACTCGACTGCCGAGAAATGCGAGAAGTTGTACGGGTATGTGCCTAAAGATAATAAGGAAAATGCTGGAAAGTGGACTGCGACCGGTGCTCAATTCGCGCAACCCTATGTATTCAAAAGTTTATTCTCTAATGAACCGATTGTGTTCGACGACCTTTACGAAACAAAGAGCGTTACGTCTGCTTTATATCTTGACATGAATGAGCAGTTAGGAGAAGACGAGCACGACTATCACTTTGTCGGAAAGACTGGAGCATTCTGCCCAATCTTGTCTGGGCATGGAGGAGGAATTTTATATCGAGAGAAGGATGGTAAATACTACGCAGCCACAGGGGCTAAAGGGTATCGGTGGCTAGAAGCAGAAATGGTTAAGAGTCTTGGTTTAGACTCGGCTATTGATCGTGGCTATTACAATTCTTTAGTTGATGCCGCGGTCGAGGATATTTCAAAGTTTGGGGATTTTGAGTGGTTCGTTTCGGATATTTCGTTAGATGATGTAACGGAAGAAGTATCCGACCCAATTGGGTTTGACGACACGCCTCCATGGGAATTGGATTGTGGAAGATCCGACTGCCAAAGTTGCCCGCACTGGGCTAATACTCATGAGGAAGAACTGAAACGTATTTGTGAAGCAGGTTATGAATGCCTGCCATTTTGAAAGGAGAATAACCATGGCCACCTATGTAAGAGATAACATTATTATTGAAGGCGCAAGAATCGGCTTTCGTAATTTCAGCGGTAAGGAAGGCCAATTCAATCCGGCTGGAAAGAAAAACTTCTGCGTATTTCTCGAAGAAGATTTGGCGCACAAGTTGGAAGAAGATGGCTGGAATGTTCGTTGGCTCCAGCCGAGGGACGAACAGGAACACGAGCAGGGATATTTGCAGGTTGCAGTAAGCTTTGACAATATTCCGCCAAAAATCATCATGATTACAAGCGGCGGTAAAACCATTCTGGATGACGAGTCGGTTGGTCTGCTGGATTGGGCTGAAATCTCGGAAATCGACCTGATTATTCGTCCGTATAATTGGGTCCTCCATGAAGGAACCAAGAATGAGAAGTCTGGCGTAAAGGCTTATGTTAAGAGCATGTATGTCCAGATTGTTGAAGACGAATTCGAGAAGAAATGGGCAAACGCCCCGGTTGATACCGAAGAAGACTAATCATACTGCAGTAGAGATAGAGGCTGGATTACTATGTGTATGAAGGCCTCTCTATTTATATTTGAAAGGAGGAATGGCCTATTGCGGTAGAGCTGTATGAGCATCAGAAAGAAGCTATCGATAAACTTAAGAATGGGAACATTCTTGTCGGTGGCGTTGGCCCAGGAAAATCAAGAACCGCCATCGGTTATTACTACCAGAAAGTTTGTGAAGGTAAAATTAAGATAAATGGAGACGGTGGCTTTTCTCCTTTCAAAAAACCTCGCGATCTTTATATCATTACCACAGCAAGAAAACGCGATTGCAAAGACTGGGAAAAAGAGTGTGCACCATTCTTGATATTTCCAGAAAGCGAGAAGAGCGTTTCAAACGTTAACCTGACCGTTGACTCATGGAACAACATATCAAAGTATGTTGGCGTCAAGAATGCTTTCTTTATATTTGATGAGCAAAGAGTTGTTGGCTCTGGCGTTTGGGTTAAGTCTTTTCTTAAACTCGTTCAAAACAATCAATGGATCCTTCTTAGTGCCACGCCAGGAGACACTTGGACGGACTATGTTCCGATCTTTATAGCAAACGGTTTCTATAAGAACAAATCTGAGTTTGAGCGAAGGCATGTGATATTTAGCAGATTTTCGAAATTTCCTAAGGTTGACCGCTATGTGGAAGTTTCGCGACTTCTAAAACTTAGAAATTCCATCACTGTGTATATGCACTACAACAAGCGCACTATTGCGCACGACAACAACGTTCCGGTTCCTTTCGACCGAGAGCTTCTAAATACTGTTCTTATAAAAAGATGGAACCTATATGAGCAGCGCCCGGTTAGAGATGTTGCGGAGCTTTGCCATTTGATGCGAAAGGTTGTTAATAGCGACCCAAGAAGAGCACACATTGTTGGCCAGTTATTAGCGAAGCACCCTAAGATTATAGTCTTCTATAACTTTAACTATGAGCTTGATATTCTGCTTCAGCTTGGAGAAGATTTAGGAGTTACAACTGCACAATGGAATGGGCACAAACATGAGCAAATTCCAGAAACAGACTCTTGGATGTATCTTGTTCAATATGCGGCTGGAGCAGAAGGCTGGAATTGCATTGAAACTGATACTATTGTATTCTTCTCACAAAATTATTCGTATAAAGCAACCATTCAAGCGGCTGGCCGAATTGATCGACTTAACACACCATTCACAGATTTATATTATTACTATTTGAGATCAAACTCGGTCATAGATTTAGCAATTCAAAAAGCATTTAACAACAAACGTAACTTTAATGAGCATAGATTTATGGCAGCATAGGCCTCGCAGAAAAAACATGGCGTCTAATAGAAGGGATAGGATTTCTTACCCTTTATATTTTTCGAAAGGAGGCCGCTTTTATGGCTAGAGAGTCAAAATTTCAGAGTGAGCTCATTAAAGAGTTATATGAATTGTTCCCTGGATGTATTGTTTTGAAGAATGACGCCAATTATATTCAGGGATTCCCTGACTTAACAATACTTTATAGACCATTTTGGGCGGTCTTAGAGTGCAAGCGAAGTCTTTATGAACCATATCAACCAAATCAGGAGTACTATCTTGAACTTTGTGACGATATGGGATTTGCTGCGATGATCTGCCCAGAAAACAGAGAGGCGGTTTTATATGAACTTCAATGTGCATTCTCATCTGGAAGGGCAACACGCATTTTTAAGCGCTAGTAAGTATCATTGGATAAATTACGATGAAGAAAAGTTAGCGGCCACATATCGAAAAGCTCGTGCGGCTCAGCTTGGAACAGAGTACCATGAGGCAGCTTGCAAATTAATCCGTCTTGGAATCAAGCTTCCTAAATCAAGAAAAACTCTTAACCGATACGTTAACGATGCTATTGGTTTTCAGATGCAGCCGGAAGTTCTGTTATATTATTCAGATAACTGTTTTGGAACAGCCGACACTATTTCTTTTAAAAAGAATGTGTTGAGAATTTCCGACTACAAATCCGGAGAGTCTCCGGCGTCAATTAAACAGCTTTGTGTTTATGCGGCGTTATTCTGTTTAGAATACGGATACAAGCCCGTGGAATTGGAAATCGAACTTCGTTTGTACCAGTGCGATGATGTTACTTTTTATGCCCCAACAGCAGAAGAGATTCTGTACATAATGGCAAAGATTATATCCTTTGATAAACAAATCGAAAAAATGAAAATAGGAGGGTAACTTCATGAGTAACGAATTAGCACACATTGGCATGCCTCGGCGTTCAGGAAGATATCCTTGGGGCTCTGGAGAAAATGGCTATCAGCGATCAATTGGGTGGCGTGGCCATGTTCAGTCGTTAAAGGAGCAAGGTTTCAGTGACTTAGAAATTGCAAACGCTGAAGGGATTACAACCACGCAACTTCGTGCTCGGAATTCCATAGCTAAATATGAGGTCGCTGCCGCTGAGCGAGCTGAAGCTTTACGCTTGAAAGACAAAGGACTTTCCAACATGGAGATTGGCCGTCAAATGGGCAAAAATGAATCTTCTGTCCGAAATCTTTTAGACCCCGTTTTGGCTGAGCGTTCAGAGATAATTATGACCACCGCGCAAATGTTGAAAGACCAGGTCGCTAAGAAAGGCTACATTGATATTGGTGCTGGGGTCGAGCCGCATGTTGGCGTTAGTCGAGACAAGCTGAATAAAGCAGTCTCTATTTTAGAGGAAGAAGGCTACCAGGTCCAAACGGTAAATGTCGACCAAATTGGTATGCCCGGAAAATTTACAATCGTAAAAGCCCTCGCTCCTCCAACAGATAACCCAAAACAGCAATGGAGAGAACTGGTTAACGATCCGTCCAAAATCCAAGTTATCGATATGGTCTCCAATGATTATGGAAGAACATACGATCGAGACTCGTCTGGTGTCTTTGACCCATCGAAAGTTCAAAATGTGGATTCGAGTCGGATTCAAGTTCGTTATCATGGAGAAGGCGGCGAAAGCAAAGATGGTGTTATCGAGCTTCGTCGAGGTATAAGCGATTTAGACCTTGGCGGGTCTCAATATGCTCAAGTTCGAATTGGAGTTGATGGCACCCATTATCTAAAAGGTATGGCTATTTATAGCGATAACCTGGACAATGGGGTCGACATTATATTCAATACTAACAAAAATGCAACGGGAAATAAGTTGGAGGCTATGAAGAAGATTAAAGATGATCCAGATAATCCTTTTGGCTCATCTATAAAAACATTTGGCCAAAGAGGAGCGCTTAATATAGTCAATGAAGAAGGCGATTGGGAGACCTGGTCTAAAACCTTGTCTTCTCAAGTTCTTTCAAAGCAAACAGCCCCTCTTGCTAAACGGCAACTAGATCTTGGCTATCAGGAAAAGAAGGAAGAATACGAAGAAATTTCCGCATTAACCAATCCGGTTGTCAAAAAACAGCTGCTTTTAGCGTTCGCCGATGATTGTGATTCCTCTTCTGTTCATTTGAAAGCCGCGGGATTGCCGAGACAAGCTTCGAAAGTTATTCTTCCGATACCAGAGTTGAAAGACAACGAAGTTTATGCACCAACCTTTAACAATGGAGAAACTGTTGTGTTAATCAGGCACCCGCACGGTGGCACGTTTGAAATTCCGCAGCTTATAGTAAATAATAAGTCTAAGCCGGCAAAAGCTATCATGGAGAATGCCCCAGACGCTATAGGTATTAATCCTAAAGTTGCCCAAAAGCTCTCTGGCGCCGACTTTGATGGCGACACGGTTATTGTTATTCCAAACAACACCGGTCTAATTAAAACTTCGGCTTCTTTAAAAGGTCTTGAAAACTTTGATCCTGTAGCCGCCTATCCTCCTTATGATGGCATGAGAACCATAGATGGAGGAACTTATAATGCTAAAACCCGAGAAGTTGATTATGGCGGAAAGAAACCAAAATCCCAAACAAAACAAACCCAGATGGGAATCGTTTCAAACTTAGTAACGGATATGACAATTAAAGGTGCCAACCTCGATGAAATTGCTCGAGCAGTAAGGCATTCTATGGTTGTTATTGATTCCGAAAAGCACCATCTCAATTATAAACAATCGCGCATTGATAACGGAATTGATGCTCTTGCTGCCAAATATCAGAAAAGTTCTCAAGGTGGCGCATCAACAATTATATCCCGTGCTGGCTCCGAATATAGAGTTGACGAGAGAAAATCCACTGTAATCATCGATCCGAATACGGGAAAGAAAACGTACCGTACAACAGGGGCTTCTTATGAAAAGATGAAGATTGTTAAAGACCCTGTTAGTGGCCAGCCAGCGATAGACCCTAACACCGGAAAGAAGATTTACCTTTCTACCGGTAAGATCATCACAAAGAAGACCAAATCTACCCAAATGGCCGAGACCGATGATGCTTATACCCTATCCTCTGGTCGTCAAATTGAGCAGGTCTATGCTGGATACGCTAACTCTATGAAGGCCCTTGCTAATCAAGCACGAAAAGAAGCGGTCGCCATTGTGCCTACCCCTTACAGCCCCTCTGCACATGAGGTCTATTCAAAAGAAGTGGCTCGTTTAGAGGCCGACCTGAAGATAGCGTTCATGAACAAGCCCGTTGAGCGTCAGGCACAGATCATTGCTAACTCCATAGTGGACCGCAAGAAAGAAGCTAACCCCGGTATGGATAGTGATGACATTAAGAAAGTACGAAATCAAGCTTTAACAGAAGCACGTTCAAGAACTGGAGCTAAGAAGAACTTAGTGGACATCGATGGCGACGAATGGGCGGCCATACAAGCAGGGGCCATTAGCCCATCAAAACTGTCGCAGATACTACAGAACGCTAACCTAGACCAAATCAAACAGCTTGCTACCCCTAGATCAACCACAACCCTCAGCCCTGCACGCCTACAGAGAGCGCAATCAATGCTTAATGCTGGCCTCACACAAGCAGAAGTTGCTGAAGCTTTAGGGGTCTCAACATCAACCCTATCTAAAGCATTAAAGTAAACGAAAGGAGTAAAGCTTATGGAAGCCAATGAGATTAATACTATCCAACATCAGGATGATTCTTCTGTTGTCACAATGCTTACAACAGCTGACAATCCTTTCGATCCGTTCACAGAGTTCGATGAATGGTTAAGGTTTGACGAATCAAAAGGCTACAATACTTGTGCTTACTTAGCTCGAATCGCAAAGACAAGTGATGAGCTTTCAGAAACAGATCAGAACCTAGCTATTCAATCAGCTATTGATGAAATTATTCGAATGAATGTACTAGGGATCTATAAGAAGGTCACGGCATAGAGGGGAGGGTCCTCAAAAAGGGCCCCCCACCCTGCAT